GAAAAAGAGATTGTGGTGTGATGGAAAAGTACATCTTTGACTTTGAGGTATTTGCATACGACTGGATTGTGGTTTTCAAGAACAAGGCCACCCGGGAATACCATGTTTTCCACAATGACAATGATAGCGTCATCGCCTTCATGGAACAGGAGCTGTTGCTGGCTGGGTTCAATAATAAGCACTACGACCAATTCATCCTTAAAGCCATTCTGTGTGGGTTTACACCGGAACAGGTAAAGGATGTGAATGACTTCATCATCCTGCAAGGGCAACAGGGGTGGGATCATCCCGTGTTGCAGCAGTACCGAGTGTTTTTCAACCAATATGACCTGATGGACGATTGCCAACAGGGATTGTCGCTGAAAGCCATTGAGGCACACTTGGGCATGGACATCCGGGAGACCACGGTTTCCTTTGATATTGGCCGGCCTCTAACTCAGGAGGAAATTGACCAAGTGGTGTTCTACTGCAAACACGATGTGGATGCAACGGACGAGCTGGATGATCTCCGCAGAGATTACTTGAATAATAAGATTACCCTGGGTCGAGAGGTTGGTATAGCAGACACCAAAGCATTGTACATGACCAATGCCAAGTTGACTGCTGCTTATTTGCAAGCGTCACCCAAGCCGCACAATGATGAGCGTCAATACCGATACCCTGACTGTCTACTGAGACAGTACATTCCGCAGGTTGTTTTTGAGTTCTTTAACCGGATGTATGACCCATCCATTCCCGGCGAGGTGCTTTTCAAAGAAAAGCTGAAGATCATGGTTGGGGAGTGTCCTTGCACGATTGCCTACGGTGGGATTCACGGGGCCATCCCTTGCTACCGGGAAGAGGCCACCTACACCCGCACTATCCGCAATAAGGATGTGGCCAGTTATTATCCACACCAGATGACCCTCAATGGTTATTGTAGCCGAAACATCCCATCCCCAGACCTCTACGCTGCCACCATCCAGCGCAGAGTTGAAGCAAAACGGGCAAAGGACACGGCCACTGCAAATGCCCTGAAGCTGGTGCTGAACACCACCTATGGGGCCATGTTGAACCAGTACAATGACCTCTACGACCCTCTTATGGGTAGGTCTGTATGCATTTCTGGCCAACTCCAGCTGCTGGAGCTGTCCATGCACTTACTGGCAGAGTGCCCCACGCTTCGAGTGATACAGTTAAACACCGATGGTATCATGGTCAGCCTGGATAACAGTGACGTGGACACCTATGAGGCAATCACCCAAGAGTGGCAGGACCGCACGGGGTTTGAGCTGGAAGAGGACTTCATCAAAATGATCTGCCAAAAGGATGTGAACAACTACGTCGAGTTGCCCTTGGAGGGAAAGCCGAAAATCAAGGGCGGGGTGCTTGTGCGTGGAATTGCTCCGGCGGGGGCCTTCAACATCAATAATAATGCGGTAGTGGTTGCTCGGGCGGTCAAGGACTGTCTGGCGTATGGAACCCCGGTGGAGGAAACCATTTACTCCTCAGACCAACTTCTGGATTTCCAGCTGGTTGCAAAAGCCGGGGGCAAATACAGTGCCGCATTCCATCAAATCCATGGTGAACTGGTTGAGGTACAGAAGGTGAACCGAGTATACGCCGCTGCGGACTGGACAAATGGCACCCTGTATAAGCGGCATCGAGAGACCGGCTTTCTGGAAAAAATAGCGGGGTTACCCGCATGGTGTGTCGTGGATAATGACAACTCCCTGACCATTGATGCGATTGACCGTGAATGGTATGTGAGACTCGCCAAAAGGTATGTTCAGGACTTCCTTGGCGAGAAGTCCCCAAAGCGCAACACCCGTCAGGTGAACGCTTTGAAGAAACAAATAATGAATTTATTGGAGGTTTGATTTTATGGCAACCACTAAAACAAAGACCGAAGCGCCTGCTGTTGATTACAGCACCATGAACGTATACCAGAAACTCCAGGCCGCTCGGTTGAAGTTCCTTCAGGCCGGCGTAAAAAAGACCGGTAAGAATATGCACCTGGAGTTTACCTACTTTGAGCTGGCGGACATCGTGCCCGTGGCGGAGGCCATCTTCTCCGAAGTCGGTCTGTTGGGCATCACCTCTTTTTATTCCGAAGAGGGCTGTATGCACATTTTCAATGTGGATGATCCTGAGGAAAAGCCCATTGGTATCTCCGCCCCGTTTGCCAAAATTCAGCCCATTGTGAGTAACAGCGGCAAACAGGCCACCAACGAGATGCAGGCCCTGGGGTCCTCCATTACCTATATGCGGCGTTACCTCTGGCAGCTGGCCCTGGACATCATCGAGGCGGACAGCATTGACGCCATGGTTGGGGCTGATACCACCACCCAGACTCCGGCTCCTAAAACCGCAGCAAAGGCCCCTGTAAGCCAGCAGGAGCGCAAGCAAATCAAGCAGAGTCTGACTACCGTAGCCTCTGTGGAAGCAGCGTCCAAAGAACAAATCGACGCCCTGAAAGCCACTCTGGCCAAACTTCTGCAAGTTGATCCCTCGCAGGAGGAGTTCGTTCAGAAGATCGCCATTGAAACCAATGCCTTTGCCAAGCTGGATAAGACATCCTGCGAGCAGCTGACCGCTGCGGTCACCGAGATGATCTCCAAGTATCAGGGGGCGTAATCATGGAGTGGAAAGGGAATCACATTGAGACTATACCGCCCAAGCGGCCCAAGAAGCTGACTGGCACCAGGTTTGCATCCATCATGGGCCTGAACCCCTGGTCCACTCCGTTTGAGATTTGGTGTGCGGTAACCCGAACCTATGAGGAGCCCTTCGAGGACACCAAGTACACACTGGCCGGTAAGGCTATTGAGCCGAAGCAGGCTGAGTACATGAAACAGGCCTATTTTATGTCCAACCTCGTCACACCAACTGATGCGTTTGGGGAGAACTACTTCAAAAAGACATACGGGGACTTCTTTCACGAATACGAGACCTTCGGTGGGATGTGGGACTACCTGCTCTGCGGTAAGGATGGGAAGCCTACCACAGTGCTGGAGATGAAAACTACTAAGCGGGTTGAGGACTGGGCAGATGACATTCCTGAGTATTACGCCCTTCAGGCGGCTCTCTACGCATATCTGTTGGGAGTTGATGATGTCATCATGGTGGCCAGTTTCTTGGAAGACGATGACTACGACCACCCTGATATGTTCCAATGTTCTTCTGATAACACCATCATCCGACCTTTCAAGCTGTCTGAGCGGTACCCCAATTTTGAGCAATACATCCAAGTTGCACAAGAGTGGTGGGACCGTCATGTGCGAACCGGTATCTCCCCAGACTTCGACGAGCGGAAGGATGCTGACATCCTGAAAGTTCTGCGTACCAACACTCTATCCCCGGAAACGGATGTGATGGCCCTGGTGAAAGAGGCCGAGGACCTGAAGGCCAAGATTGACCGGGTGAAAGCCTCCATTTCAGAGGACGAGAACCGATATAAGTCCCTGGTGGACATGATCAAAAAGTCTGCTATGCAGCAGTTCCGGGATGGTGACAAGAAAGTATCCATCACCGGAGGGACCTACACCTGGGAAGTGAGCCGATCCACCATTTCTAAAATTGACAAGAAGGCCATGGAGGCAGACGGCGTGTTGGAGAAGTACACCACCTCGGAGGAAAGCTATCGGATCACCATGAAAGAGAACAAGGAGTGATTTCTATGTATGTCCATCCCTTTGTGGCCGGGGTAGTAAGTACCCTGTTGGTTGAGATTGGGCTATTCGTGGCCTTTGTCATTCACATGAATATCAAGAAAAAGTAGGAGGTTGCCCGATGAAATTCAAGAAGTTTGCAAAAGACCAGGCCACGTGTGGTCTGATCTACGAGCGGAAAAATGGTGAGCGATGGCTGGCATCTGAGTCGGTGCTCATGCTGATCCCCGAGGGCGTGCAGAGTGTCACTGGTATGGACATTCAACCTATGCCTGAGGTTTTTGAGAAGATGGTTCATCAGATCGGAAATACGCTGGAGGCTTCCCTTGTGAATGCAATTATGCCGGAGCCGGACGGCGGCATCAAGGATTGTCTGCGAGTGTATTCCACGGTGTATTGTTCTGCCAGACTTCCCATCCGCAATGCGGACTGGACTCTCATTGAGAAGAAGGATGAATGTGAGATCCTGGTCCATTACAACTTGGAAAGCGGGCAGTACGAACCCAGGGCTTTGCTGGTGAAGCAGTACCCCACTACACCTGTCGATGAAATGGTTCTGACCGGTATCATCCTGCCGGTGGCCGATGCAATGTAAGGAGGATAACACTATGGCAAAAATCGGACTCAGCTCTGGGTTCTCCCTAATCCCTGAGGGAACCCACGTATTTCAGATTACCGCAGTCAACTACAAGGAGGCTTTCGGTAAGCTGGAGATCAATATGCAAACCCAGGATGGCTTGAAGCACACGGAACGGTATTCGCTGCTGAAATCCGACGGGTCCACCAATGCGGGTGCCCTCAATGCGTTCAGCTACTTCGCCAAGACTGCCCTTCAGGATGATGACCGGTCTGAGGTTGACCCTGAGGAGCTGGTGGGCCGCTTCATCGAGTGCGACGTGGAACATGAGGTTGTTCAAAAAAAGGACGGTAAGGAAGGTGAGACATCCACCTTTGCCCGACTGCGGGAAAAGCGCCCCTCCGATGGTTGGGAAACTGCCCAGGTATCCGCAACGCCGACCGGCGGGTTTGATTTGGCCGCCTTGCTGGGTAACAAGTAAGCACCCCCGGAGAGGGGGTTGGTTTTCGCCGACTCCCTCTCCAATGGGTTGCACAAAAATCCAAAAAGAAAGGAATGGATACTCCGTGGAAAGGGCTGAAATTTTGGAACAGGCTCGAAAGTGTGTATGCGGCGACCGGGAACAGGATTACGGAAGCCCTGAGGATAGTTTCCGGCTCATTTCTGACCTTTGGACACCGTACCTCAAAAAGAAGTGTGTGTCTGAGGGTGCTGATGTAGCAATCAATCCTGAAGATGTGGCTGTATTGCTGGCTCTCCTGAAGATTGCCCGTATTGGTACCGGACACGGAAAAACCGATAACTGGGTGGATTTGGCTGGATATGCGGCCTGTGGAGGAGAATTGGAGGCGAATGGGAAATGACCATCAATGACTATCAGAAAGAGGCTCTGCGTACTGCCTCTGGCATGAACTATGAGCACCACGGCTTGCTTATCAACGGGGCCTTGGGTTTATGCGGGGAAGCCGGCGAGGTGGCGGACATCGTGAAGAAAACCGTGTTCCAAGGCCATACGCTGGATGCGGAACACATCGTGAAGGAACTGGGTGACGTGGCATGGTACCTGGCTATTACGGCTCATACACTTGGCTATACCCTGGAGGAAGTGCTGCAAGGAAATGTGGACAAGCTACGAAAACGGTACCCGAACGGGTTTGAGACTGACCGCAGCCAACACCGGGAGATGGGTGATGTATGAATCGGCGTGAGCGTAGAAAGCTGGAGCGCAAAGGCGTTTTGGTGAAAGATCCCGTTGTGACCCTGAAAGTATCTGATGTGAAAAATAAGGCCCTCACTGGCCGGGTCAGGGAAGCGATGGAAACGGAGATCAACCGTCAAATCCTGGAGCATGACGAACAGTATTGGTTGGACATTGACTCCATGGTTATGTGGACCTTGTATCGAGTATTCGGATTTGGCCCCAAACGTCTGCGGCGGTTCTATGAGGCGATGATCCAAGAACACCTGCGTATGCGGGAGTATTACCAGATGAACGATTGCTACCCTGAGCGAGAAATCTTGAAGCGTATGGGTGTTGACATCGAGGCATGGGGTAAAGAACTGAGAGGAAGTTGAGGTTATGTCGCATGGGGTATGAAGCAATCCCACAAGAGTTGAAACAGGAAAAGGCATGGGTCAATGTGTGGAACGACTCTAAAATCCCCATGCAGTCAACCAAACGAAAAGCGGCCTCCTCCGTGGTGCCGGACACCTGGAGTTCCTTTGACCAGGCGGAGACCGCTGCCCTCTCGGGCGCCTATGATGGTATCGGGTATGTGTTCCACGATACTGGCCTAATTGGCATCGACATCGACATTGGCTTCGATGGCCCATTCCTAAGTCAGGTATCGGTGGACATCATGGGGGCCTGCCATTCCTATACCGAAAAGAGCCGAAGTGGGAGAGGGGTACACATTCTGGTACGAGGTGAGTTGCCCTTCACTGGGAAGAACAATCGTGCAGGTGTGGAGATTTACCAGAGCAGCCGTTACTTCATAATGACTGGGAAGATACTGGTGTACCATAACATCATTGGAAATCAGGAAGCCATTGACTATGTGGTAGGTAAGTATTTTCCAGAAACAGTTCATGAATCATCTGGTGGTATAGCCCAGCGAATTTACACGCCGATTTACACAAGGCCTGAATCCGGGAAAATCCCAGTACGCCCATACTACCCTCCCATTTTGGAGGGTGGGAGAAATGTGAGTCTCACCAGCTTGGCAGGACAGATGCACAACCAGGGCTATGGCAAGGGGCAAATCTATCGGGAGCTGCTGATGGCCAATCACATGGCCTGTTCCCCACCTCTTCCCGAGTCTGAAGTGCAGCTGATTGTCAACAGTGTTACTCGATACAGGAGGTGATGGGTGATGCTTAAAACAAAGACGATTTCGACTTGTCGTGACTGCCAGGAACGGCATATCGGGTGTCACGGGGAGTGTGAGAAATACCTCAAAGGTAAACAAGAGTATGAGGCTATGAAGGTAGCTAGGCATAAGAAAAAGGAAATCTTTGATTATTATACCCATCACCTGAGGGGGAGGTAACTATGAAAAACTATAAACGTGGGGACATCGTGATTATACAAGCCCCACTCGAAAACGGTTCATGCGTACAGGATGGTACACGCCCGTTTGTTATTGTTCAAAATGATAAAGGGAATCGGTATTCCCCAACTACAATCGTATGTCCGCTCACCACGAAAACCAAAAGGGAATATCTACCCACTCATGTATGGGTGGCTTGCAAAGGTATACGCCCCAGTGTGATTGAGTGTGAACAGGTTCGGGTGGTAGATAAAAGGGATATTGTTGATAAGATGGCCACGTTATCTGACGATCAAATGGGGAAGGTGGATCGGGCTGTCTGGAATGCCTTCTTTTATAAAGACCAGGGGGTTTACTGATGTCTGAAGATTTGTTTCAACTGAGAAATGGACAGTACATCATGGATGAAGCACTGTCCGGCAAAATGTATTACATCAAGGGGGCCAGGCCCGAGAGAAGCCACCAAGTGAGTGCCACGGGGTATTCCTGGGATGAAGCCGGTATGGCAGAACTTTTCTCTGAGTGCTACCAACAGGACACTAGGTACTGCCCGGAACATAAATCTTGGTATACCTATTCGGAAGGAGCCTGGAGGAAAGACACCGGTTCGCTTCTGGTAGCGGAGAAGATCAAAGAGTTCTGCCGTCTCATGGGACTGTACTGTGGTGAAATCGAGTCTGAAGACCGTCGGGCTGAGTACCTGAAATTCATCGTCAAGATGGGTGACCGCCGTTTCCGAGATCGCATGATGAAAGATGCTGCCAGCGTTATGCCGATTGCTGCATCTCAGTTCGATGCAAAACCATATTTGATCAACTGCAAGAACGGCACCTTTGACCTTCAGGCGTTGACCTTCCGAGAACACAGTTGGGATGACTTTCTTACCATGCAGACCGAGTTCGACTATACCCTTCGTGATGCCCGATGTGAGAGGTGGGAGCAGTTCATCACGGAAGTGACGTGTGGGAACCAGGACAAAGCTGAGTATCTTCAAAAGGCCCTTGGCTACTCCATGCTTGGTATGGCCAACGAGGAATGTATGTTCATCCTCCACGGTAAAACCACCCGTAACGGTAAGAGCACTATGCTCAGTGCCATACACCACCTCTTGGGGGACTATGCTGCCGTATCCCCGGTGTCTATCATCTGCAAATCGGAAAGGTCTAAGAACGCCGAGGCGGCAAACCCCATGCTGGCCTCTCTGAAGGGCAAGCGATTTGTGACCATGGCAGAGAGTAACCAGTATGGCAAACTGGACGAGGAGACTATCAAGCAGCTCACCGGCGGCGAGGAGATCAAAGCCCGTAATCTGTATGAAGCTGCCACCACCTTCCTTCCTCAGTTTACTCTCTGGCTCTCCTGCAACGACCTCCCCAGCGTCAGCGATAAAAGTCTGTTCGCCTCTGACCGTGTTCGAGTGATTGAGTTCAATCGACATTTTACAGAGGAGGAGCAGGATAAGGGGTTGAAGGCTGAGTTCCAAACCCAGGAAGCCATGCAAGGTATTTTCGCATGGTTGGTTGCCGGGTATTTCAAGTACAAGCGGTTCGGCCTGCGGATGTCCCCTGAGATGATCAAGGTGGTCCGTCAATATGAAAAGGACAATGACCTGATCCTTCAGTTCATGGAGGAAAAATGCGAGCGGGCGGAGGGCGCTGTGACCAAGGCAAAGTCCCTATACGATGCCTATAAAATCTGGTGCAAGTCCAACGGCTACTATGTGTGCAGCGCAAAGCGGTTCAACGCCGACATGGAGTGTCACCCGGAGTGGCATAACGGGAAGTCTCCCTACAATGGGTACCCGTCTTACCGTGGCATCCGGCTGAGGGGGACGGTGTGATGATCAACATGATTGTATTTGGGGTACTTGCCCCGATATGTTTCTACCAGGCGGGCAAATTCTCTCCTACCGAGTGGAAATGTCTGCATTGGGCGTACATCATAACAGGCGTTTTGTGTTTGCTCATTTACGGAGCGAGTGTATATGGCCTGGTGATAGGAGGTTGAGGAACTATGGATAAGTACATTTATCACGGTGGCAATCGGACTCTCGGGGAGTCTGCCACCGTATCTGTCAGTAAAAGTTCAGATGATGACAAGTTCAAGGTGTCGCTCGATGTGTCCAGTACGGCCAGTGCTATGGATGCCCTGGAGGCCCTTATCCGAGGATATGAGATGTGGCTGGGGGTGCCCGCCCACCATGTGCTGGCGGTGCTGGCCACGGTGATGACGGTGCCCTGCGGGCAGATTGAGAAAGGAAAATGAAAATGAACGAAACAGGAGTTATCAGAGGATTCAAGGTGTTCAATCCTGATTGGACTTGCAGAGATAAACAGTACACTTGTCCCGGTGTATTTGAAGAAGATGTCACCCCTTCCGTTTGTGACCGTGGTATGCACTTCTGCAAGCGGGCGGCTGATTGTTTTAATTATTACAGTTTCAACCCGGAAAACAAAGTTGCAGAGGTTATTTCCCTTGCGGATCGCACCGTTGAAGATGGCGATAAATGCGCCACAAATTACCTTGAAATTGTTCGTGAAATCCCGTGGGCTGAACTGCTTGAAATTGTGAATACGGGAAAGGGTTGCGCCGGACTTTGTAACAGCGGCAACCGGAACAGCGGCAACCGGAACAGCGGCGATTGGAACAGCGGCGATTGGAACAGCGGCAACCGGAACAGCGGCAACCGGAACAGCGGCAACCGGAACAGCGG